AGCTGGCTGAACTGCTGACCCAGATCGCTTTCGGACACAAAGACCGCATCGCGGTGTCCATCCCGCCCCGCCACGGCAAATCGCACCTCGTTAGTACCCTGTTCCCAGCATGGTTTTTAGGCAAATTCCCGGGCAAAAAGGTGCTGATGGTGTCCCATACGGGCGATTTGGCCGTCGATTTTGGTCGAAAAGTGCGAAATATCATCGCAGACCCACGGTACGCATCGATCTTCCCCGGAATCACCCTCGCTGCTGACTCAAAAAGCGCTGGCAGATGGTCAACGAATCACGGAGGGGAATATTTCGCCACTGGTGTGGGTGCTGCACTGGCTGGGCGGGGCGCTGACCTGCTATTGGTGGACGATCCGCACTCAGAACAGGACCTTTTGGCGGGTAATTTCGAAGAACTGGAGAAAACCTACCAGTGGTTCGCCTTCGGTGCACGTACACGTCTGATGTCAGGTGGTCGGATAGCTGTAATTCACACACGTTGGCACCAAGATGACCTAATTGGACACCTGATAAAGGATGGTGCTAATAACCCCAGGGCAGACCAGTACGAAGTGTTTGAATTTCCTGCCATCATGACGGTGAAAAAGCCCACTGATGACGGTGAAGAAGTTATCGAGAAAGCACTTTGGCCTGAGAAATTCGACCTAGAAGCGCTGGAGCGCACCAAAGCATCAATGCCTGCGTTCCAGTGGAACGCGCAGTACATGCAGAACCCTACCGGGGAGCAGGGTGCCATCATCCAGCGTGATTGGTGGAAGCCGTGGAAGAAGGACGACCCACCATCCTGCGAATACATCATCATGGCCCTGGACGCAGCGGCGGAAAAGAACAACCGCGCTGACTTTACAGCCTTGCTGACCTTCGGTGTGTTCAGTGATGACAACCTGACAGATGGTGCATCACACATCATCCTGCTGAACGCTATAAACACCCGCGTCGAGTTCCCAGAACTCAAAGATCTCGCCATTCGTGAGTGGAAAGAGTGGGACCCCGATGCGTTCATCGTGGAGAAGAAATCCAGCGGCACGCCACTGTTTCAGGAGCTTCGGCGCATGGGCATACCCGTGCAGGAGTTCACGCCGCACCGGGGCACCGGGGACAAGATCGCCCGTCTGAACGCCGTGTCTGACATCCTGCGCTCAGGGATGGTCTGGTATCCTGAAGGACGCCGTTGGGCTGAGGAAGTGATCGAGCAGTCTGTCGCGTTCCCCTACGGGTCGCATGACGACATGGTGGACTGCCTGAGCATGGTGCTGGCAAGATACCGGCAGGGCGGGTTCATCAGACTGCCAACGGACTACCGGGACGAACCGTCCTATCGCAACCGCGTTACGTATTACTGAAAGAACCTGACATGGCAACGAACTTCGACCCCGCGATGATGCCTCTTGACACTGCCCTCATGGGCGATGAGCCCGCCATCGAGATCGAGATCGAGAACCCTGATGCTGTCAGCATCGGCATCGACGGGGTTGAGATTGAACTGATGCCGGAACCTGAGACTGCGGACACATTTGACGCAAATCTTGCGGAGTACATGGACGACGGGGAGCTTCAATCTCTGGCGTCTGACCTCATTTCCCTTGTAGATGCGGACATCAACAGTCGCAAAGACTGGACAGATATGTTTGTCAAGGGTCTAGAAGTCCTTGGCATGAAGTACGAAGAGCGTACTGAGCCTTGGAACGGGGCTTGTGGGGTGTATTCACCTCTTTTGACCGAAGCCGCGATCCGTTTTCAGTCGGAGATGATCACTGAAACTTTCCCGGCACAAGGTCCGGTAAAAACGCAGATCATTGGGGCGGTTGACCGGCTGAAAGAGGAGGCGGCAGAGCGGGTTCGTGACGACATGAACTACATGCTGACCGAGCGGATGATTGATTACAGGTCCGAACATGAGCGGATGCTGTACTCCCTTGGCCTTTCTGGTGCGGCGTTCAAGAAAATCTATCCTAATCCGAGTACAGAACTGCCTGCTGCTCCGTTTGTACCGGCTGAAGATCTGATCATGCCTTACGGGGCGTCTAACGTGTACACAGCCGAGCGCGTGACTCACATCATGCGCAAAACTGAGAACGAGATCAAAAAGTTGCAGGTTGCTGGCTTTTACCGTGATGTAGAGCTTGGAGAGCCGGTACGCTTCTTCACTGACATTGAGAAGAAAAAAGCTGAGGAGCAAGGGTACACCCTGACCGATGATGATCGGTATCAGGTATTGGAGATCCACGTAGACTGGGACATGCCGGGGTACGAAGATGAAGTTCCTTTGCCGTATGTGGTCACGGTTGAGAGGGGTACCAACACCGTCCTGTCCATCCGACGAAACTGGAACGAAAACGACGACAAGAAACTCAAGCGACAACACTTCGTCCAGTACACGTATATTCCTGGCTTTGGTGCTTATGGTTTGGGCTATATCCACCTTATTGGTGGTTATGCTCGCGCTGGCACTTCCATCATTCGACAACTTGTTGATGCTGGCACCCTGTCCAACCTGCCCGGTGGTTTGAAGTCTCGCGGTCTTCGGATCAAGGGCGACGACACGCCCATCGCCCCGGGCGAGTTCAGGGATGTAGATATCCCTTCGGGAAGTGTGCGTGACAACATCATGCCGCTGCCGTACAAGGAGCCGAGCCAAGTCCTTGCTGCTTTGCTTCAGTCAATCACGGAAGACGGACGAAGGCTTGCGTCGGTAGCGGACCTCAAGGTCAGCGATATGAGTGCACAGGCCCCGGTAGGCACCACACTGGCAATTTTGGAGCGGCAACTCAAGACAATGAGTGCTGTCCAGGCGCGGGTTCACGCTTCGCTTCGGATGGAGTTCAAGCTCCTGAAGGGCATCATTCGGGATTTCTTGCCAACCTCGTACCCGTACACCCCAGAAGGTGGTGACCGCTCTGTCAAACAGTCTGACTACGACCTCGTAGAGGTCATCCCGGTCAGTGATCCTAACGCGGCCACGATGGCGCAGCGGATCATGCAGTACCAAGCTGCACTGCAACTGGCTCAAGGTGCCCCGCAGATCTACGACCTGCCGCAGTTGCACCGTCAGATGCTTGAGGTGCTTGGTATCAAAAACGCCGAGCGGTTGGTCGCCGTTCCTGAGGATCAGAAGCCTCAAGATCCGGTGACGGAGAACATGAACGTGCTGCGGGGCAAGCCCGTCAAGGCGTTTGCGTACCAAGATCACGAGGCGCACCTCATGACCCATCAAGCGTTCATGCAGGACCCAAAGATCATGGCGACTCTGGGGCAGAACCCAATGGCGCAGCAGATGATGGCCGCGCTCATGGCACATATTGCAGAGCACGCTGCGTTTGCATACCGGGCTCAAGTCGAGATGGCCTTGGGGGTGCCGCTGCCATCACTGGACGAGGAGGACAACGCGCCGATAGCACCTGAAGACGAGAAGGCCCTGGCTCCGCTGATTGCCGCCGCTGCACAACGCACGATGGTACAGAACCAAGCGATGGCTGCACAGATGCAGGCTCAGCAGCAGGCGCAGGACCCCGTCTTGCAGATGCAGCAGGTTGAGTTGCAGTTGAAGCAAGCCGAGGTGCAGCGCAAGGCGCAGAACGACCAGATGGACTTCCAGATCGCGCAGCAAAAGTTGCAGCTTGAGGCGCAGCGCCTGCAGATTGACGCCCAGAAGAACCAGGGCGAAGACCCCCGGCTAAAGGCTATGCGGGCGCAGCAGGAGTTGCAGCAGAAGGAGCAGATGCATCGCCAAAAACTCAACCATCAGGCGCAGCAGCAACAGGTCAAGATACAACAACAGGCTATGAAGGCAGCTCAACCCAAAGCACCGAGGCAGTAAATGGCAACCACATTCGACGTAGTTATCGAAGAACTGGAAGAGCGCCGCGAAACCATCGCGCAGGCGCTTATCTCAGGTGCGGCAAAAGACTTTGCCGAGTACAAATTCATGACGGGTGAAATCCAGGGTCTTTCACGCGCTCATGCTTTCATAACCGACCTTGTGCGAAAGATGGAAAACGACGATGAGTGAACTACTCCTGAGCGACGGCCAAAAC